GAACTACGAAGGATTCATTGATTCTTTTGGACTACCTGTATTTAACACACCAGATGAGCCAATTAAAGGAGTCGACGGAGAACCAATAAATTACGGAGTTATAGAACATTGGGAAAATGAAGTAGATGGTTTAAAAAACGATCAAGACGGGTTGAATGAATATTACCGTCAGTTTCCAAGAACAGAGAAACACGCTTTTAGAGATGAAGCTAAAGAGTCTATATTTAATCTTACTAAGATATACGAGCAGGTAGACTATAATGAAGATTTAAAAAATACAGCAGTAGTTACAACTGGTAGCTTTGCTTGGGAGAACGGAGTGAAAGACACTAGAGTAGTATTTTACCCTAATAAAGATGGTAGATTTAAAATATCTTGGGTTCCTCCGAATAATCTTCAAAATCAGGTGATAATAAAGAATGGTACTAAATACCCAGGAAACGAGCATATGGGTGCGTTTGGGTGTGATAGTTACGATATATCAGGAACAGTAGATAAAAGAGGCTCTAACGGAGCTTTACACGGATTAACTAAATTTAGTATGGAAGATGCTCCGCCTAATTGTTTTTTCTTGGAGTATATATCAAGACCACAAACTGCTGAAATGTTTTTTGAAGATGTACTTATGGCTTGCGTATTTTACGGTATGCCAATATTAGCGGAAAACAATAAACCTAGATTACTGTATCATTTTAAAAGAAGAGGTTATAGAGGGTATAGCATGAATAGGCCAGACAAAGTTTGGAATAAGTTATCGGTAACAGAAAGAGAAATTGGAGGTATACCAAATTCAAGTGAAGATATAAAACAAGCTCATGCAGCAGCTATTGAATCTTATATAGAAACCCACGTTGGTTATACAGGAGAAGGTTATGGTAATATGTACATGCAAAGAACCTTAGAAGACTGGGCAAAGTTTAATATAAATAACAGAACAAAACACGATGCTTCTATAAGTTCGGGTTTGGCTATTATGGCTTGTAACAAAAACAGGTATACACCAGTAGCCACTAGGCAAAAAAGTAAAATATCTTTACCTTTTAAAAGATACGACAATAACGGATCTATTTCGAAAATAATAAAATAAATGATAGAAACTAATTACAATAGCTCGTTCCCTACACAAACTGTTAGCGATGAAGAAAAAGCTAGTCTAGAGTATGGATTAAAAGTAGCTAGAGCGATAGAACACGAATGGTTTGGAGGTTCCAGATCCTCAAACAATAGGTTTTCGTCGAACTATGCTAGATTCCATCAACTTAGATTATATGCTAGAGGTGAGCAATCTATTCAAAAGTATAAAGATGAATTGTCAATAAACGGCGATTTGTCTTACTTGAATTTAGATTGGAAACCTGTACCTGTAATACCTAAGTTTGTAGATATAGTAGTTAATGGTATATCACAAAAAAATTACGATATAAAAGCATTTGCTCAGGATCCTGAATCTAATAGGCAAAGAACGGAATACGTATCTGCTATTGTTGCGGATATGAATACTAGAGAATTCAACGAAAGTATGATGTCTCAATTAGGTATGGATACTTATAATGTAGAAGATCCTTCTATGCTTCCTGAAAATGAAAATCAACTTTCATTATATATGCAGCTTGATTACAAGCAAAATATAGAAATAGCTCAAGAAGAAGTTATTAACACTGTTTTAGATACAAATAAATACCCTTTAATAAGACGTAGATTAAATTATGATTTAACTACTATAGGTATTGCGGCTACTAAAACTAACTTTAACAAAGCAGAAGGTATTACTGTTGATTATGTTGATCCAGCTAACTTAGTTTATTCTTACACAGAGGACCCAAACTTTGGAGATCTTTATTATGTAGGTGAGGCTAAAGAAGTTACATTAGCTGAAATTAAAAAAGAATTTCCTAGTCTTAGTAATGAGGAAATGAAAGAAATTGAAAAAATGGCTGGATCCGATAATTATCTTAATGGTTACAGCAACTATGATGATAATAAAGTTTCTTTAGTTTATTTTGAATATAAAACATACAGCAATCAGGTATTTAAAATAAAGAAAACAGAGCAAGGTTTAGAAAAAGCTATTGAAAAAACGGATGAGTTTAATCCACCTGAAAACGACACGTTTAAAAAAGTGTCTAGAACCATAGAGGTTATATACTCTGGTGTAAAAGTTTTAGGTTATAACAAAATACTTAAATGGGAACTAGCTGAAAATATGACTAGACCATTTGCTGATACCACAAGAGTTTCTATGAACTACTCTATTTGTGCACCTAGAATATATAAAGGTAAAATAGAATCTTTAGTAGGACGTATTACAGGGTTTGCTGATATGATTCAACTAACACATTTGAAGTTACAACAAGTAATGGCTAAAATAGTTCCAGATGGAGTATTTTTAGATATGGACGGTTTAGCTGAAGTTGATTTAGGTAATGGTACTTCATACAGTCCAGCGGAAGCTTTGAATATGTATTTTCAAACCGGTAGTGTTGTAGGTAGATCACTTACGCAAGATGGAGATATGAACAGAGGTAAAATACCAGTTCAACAATTAACATCGTCTTCAGGTCAAGGAAAAATAGCATCTTTAATTAATACGTACCAATATTACTTACAGATGATTAGAGACGTAACCGGGTTAAATGAAGCAAGAGATGGAAGTACTCCGGATAAAAACGCTTTAGTAGGGTTGCAAAAGATGGCCGCTAATCAATCAAACGTTGCTACAAGACATATATTACAAGCTAGTTTATATTTAACACTTAAAACATGTGAAAACATATCTTTAAAAGTAGCTGATGTAATAGAGTTTCCTTTAACTAGGCAATCAATAGAATCAAGTATTTCCGTTTACAATGCTGAAATACTAAAAGAAATTGTAGACTTAAACCTTCACGACTTTGGAATATTTTTAGAATTAGAACCAGACGAAGAAGAAAAACAACAGCTTGAGCAAAACATACAGATTGCATTACAGGCTGGAGGAATTAACTTAGAAGATGCTATTGACATCAGGCAAATAAAAAACATTAAGTTAGCGAACGAATCTATTAAATTTAGAAGAAAGAAAAAAGAAGAAGCAGATAGAGCGGCTCAGCAGGCAAACATACAAGCACAAGCTCAAGCAAATGCGCAAGCATCAGAAGCAGCGGCAATGGCGGAAGTACAAAAGCAACAAGCTTTAGCGCAGACTAAAATACAAATAGAGCAATCAAAATCTCAATTTGATATTCAAAAATTACAACAAGAAGCTGAAATTAAAAAGCAATTGATGGAAGTAGAGTTCCAATACAATATGCAATTAGCCCAAGCCAATTCTGGAGTAAAAAGAGATGAAGAAAAATATAAAGAAGATCGTAAAGACGATAGAACAAAAATACAAGCAACTCAACAAAGCGAGTTAATTGATCAAAGAAAAAATGATTCTTTACCAAAGAATTTTGAATCAGCCGGGTTTGACAACCTCGGTGGATTTGGCCTAGAGCAATTTGAGCCTAGGTGATAACTATTTACTAATTTTATAATATTATATCATGTCAGACACAATTAAAGTAGATCTTAGAGAAGGTCCAAAAAACGTAGAAGATAACGTTACTAAAGTAGACTTATCTGAAACAAAAACAGAAGAGCAAGAGGTTGTTCAAGAAGTAGAAGAAATAAAAGAAGAAGAACCTAAAGTAGAGCTTGAGGAATTAACTCAAGACAACGAAAAAGAAGTTATTACGTTAGGTGAAGTTTCAGACGATTCAACTGAAAAAGAAATACAACAAGTTGTTGAGTCTACGCCTAAAGTGGAATTACCTGAAAACGTAGAAAAGTTAGTTGATTTTATGAAAGAAACCGGCGGAACTTTACAAGATTACGTTAGGTTAAACGCTGATTACAGTAATGTCAATGCAGATACATTACTAACAGAATATTACAAACAAACAAAGTCGCATTTAGACGCTGCTGAAATTGATTTTTTAATGGAAGACAGTTTTGAATTTGACGAAGAAATAGATGAGGAGCGAGACATCCGCAAAAAGAAACTCGCAAAAAAAGAAGAGGTTGCAAAAGCAAAAAAGTTTTTAGAAGGTCTGAAAGACAAATATTACTCGGAAATCAAGTTGAGACCAGGTATGTCACCAGAACAAAAAGAAGCTTCAGAATTTTTTAACCGATACAATGAAAATCAGAAAGTAGCTAAGCAACAGCATTCTGCGTTTAAAGAAAGTACCAAACAAATGTTTTCACAAGATTTCAAAGGTTTTGATTTCAAATTAGGTGAAAAAACATTTAGATACGGTATTCAAAATGTAGAAAAAGTTGCAGATCGCCAATCAAACATTAATAACCTTATTGGGAAGTTCCTAAATGACAAAGGTGAAGTAGTGGATACGAAAGGTTATCACAAAGCTATTTATGCTGCTGAAAATGTAGATACTATTGCAAAACACTTTTATGAGCAAGGCAAGGCTGATGCGGTAAAAGACGTAGTTGCAAAATCTAAAAACACAAGCTTAGAAGCGAGGTCGACGGCGCCTTCTGAAGTTACTGTTGGTGGATTTAAAGTACGAGCAATAAGCGGTGTTGATTCTTCAAAATTAAAGATTAAAAAAACATTTAACAATTAAACATTAAAAACATTTCATTATGGCATTAACAGGTGGAACAGGCTTAACGCCTTACGCAAAAAAATCGGTATTATCAACAAACTATATCGACTTTACAAGTGCTGACGCAAACAGTGCAAACTGGGCTCAGCAATACATTCCAGAAGTATACGAAGCAGAAGTTGAAAGATTCGGAAATCGTACTATTGGAGGATTTTTAAAAATGGTAGGAGCTGAAATTCCTATGACTTCTGATCAAGTTGTTTGGTCTGAACAAAACAGATTACACGTTTCTTACGAAGGATTAACTCTTACCGCTGGTGGAGCTTTAGGTGCATTACCTGCTACTAACGTTTTAGCTGAAGGTCAAACTATTTTGATTATAAAATCAGATGGAAGTGCTTCTGCAAAAGCTTATATTTCTGCAACACCTACTTCAACAACCGCTACAATTCACGGTTATTCTTTGAGCGACTCTGAAATTCACGCTTTAGTTGGGGCAACTGGAGTAAAAGTATTTGTGTACGGATCTGAATACAAAAAAGGAACTGATACTACTGCTGTATCTGTAGAGCCTTCTTTCACTCAGTTTTCTAACAAACCAATCATTATTAAAGATAAGTATGAAGTAAGTGGATCTGACGCATCTCAAATTGGATGGGTAGAAGTAACCACTGAAGGAGGAGACTCTGGATACTTATGGTACTTAAAAGGTGAAGGAGAAACTCGTTTACGTTTTGAAGACTATTTAGAAATGGCTGTTATTGAAGGAGAGAAAAAATCAGGTAACGGAGATGTTCCAACTGGAATCGAAGGTACTGAAGGTTTATTTTCTGCTGTATCTGGTAGAGGGCAAGTTGACAACGCGTACGCTGGAAACTTAACTGACTTTGACAACATTCTTAAAGGATTAGATAAAGAGGGAGCTATTGAAGAAAACATGTTATTCTTAAACAGAGTTACTGCTTTGGCTTTTGATGATATGCTAGCTGGACTAGACGGTGGTAACACTGGTGCTGGATCTGCTTACGGTGTATTTAACAACTCTGAGCAAATGGCTTTGAATCTTGGATTTTCTGGTTTCCGTAGAGGATCTTACGATTTCTACAAGACTGACTGGAAATACTTGAACGACGCTTCTACAAGAGGAATTGCTGCTGACGCAAGCGTAAACGGTATTCTTGTACCTGCTGGAACTTCTACTGTATATGACCAATCACTTGGACAAAATATCCGTAGACCATTCTTGCACGTACGTTATAGAGCTTCTGAAGCTGACGACAGAAGAATGAAGTCTTGGCTAACTGGATCAGTTGGTGGAGCTGCTACATCTTCTTTAGATGCTATGGAAGTTCACTTCTTATCTGAAAGATGTTTATGTGTACAAGGAGCTAACAACTTTGTATTATTCACATAGTCAAGAGTATATTATTGTAATTTTTACCCTCGTATAATCTACGGGGGTAACTATTACCTTTATTAAATTATTAAATCTTATTATATTATGGCTAAACAAGCTACAGCAAAAAAAGTAGAGGTTGCACCTCAACCAATAGTAGAAACTAAAAAAGTATCTACACCAGTACAACCCGCAGAACCAAAGTGGGAAATAAAAGACAGAAGCTATTACTTAGCTGGAAATCAAGAACCTTTAACGTTTAGGCTTAAAGCTAGACACTCAAGGTTAAAACCTTTGCTTTATTTTGATGAAGAGCAAGGCGTTCAAAAAGAAATTAGATATGCAACTAACCAGCAATCTCCATTTGTGCAAAATCAAAACGGAGAAGCTACGTTAGGGCAAATTGTTTTTGAAAATGGTATATTAACTGTACCTAAACAAAAGCAAAATTTACAAAAATTACTATCATTATTCCACCCTGACTTAAACAAAAAGTATTATGAGTTTGATGCACAAGAAGTGGCTAAAGATGATTTAGAAGATTTAGAACTTGAGTTCGAAGCAATTTCAGCTGCAAGAACAATAGACATCGATCAAGCAGAAGCAATATTACGGGTTGAAAAAGGCTCTGAGGTATCTTCTATGAGTTCTAAAGAAATAAAAAGAGATTTATATATCTTTGCTAAAAGTAATCCAGGGTTGTTTATAGAATTAGCTAATGACGAAAACGTTCACTTACGTAACGTAGCTATTAAAGCAACAGAATCTGGAATTATAAGCTTAAGCGGAGACAATAGAACTTTTAACTGGGCTAGTAATAATAGAAAATTAATGACTGTACCTTTTGATGAAAACCCATACTCAGCTATGGCAGCTTTCTTTAAAACAGACGAAGGTATTGAAGTTCTCAAGTCAATAGAGAAAAAAATAAATTAATACGTAATATAAATATATAGAGGGGATAGTTAACTCTGTCCCCTTATATTACATAAAAAAATAAATAAATGGCAATAAGCGTAGATACTGTATACAAAACAGTTTTATTAATACTTAACAAAGAGCAGCGTGGTTATATGACGCCAGATGAGTTTGATAAAATTGGACAGCAAGTGCAACTTGAAATATTTGAAAAGTATTTTGAAGACTTAAATCAAATAGTTAGAGCGCCTCAAACAGATGCAGACTATGCAGATCGCTTATCTTATTTAGAAGAAAAAATATCAATATTTGAAAATAATAGTACATATACCGTATCAAGCGGAGTAGTTAGTCTTTCAGATGTGCATAGATTAAACACAGTTACTTCTAAAAACATAGAACTACAAAAAGTAGGTAGGAAAGAATATTACAACATAATAAAATCACCTTTAACAAAACCTACAGAATTATACCCTATATATTTACAAGAAGGTAATTCTTTAAAAATAGAACCTACGAGCATAGGCTTTGTCGATATTTCTTTTATAAAAAAACCATTAGACATAAAATGGAACTTTGTTCCTGACGAGGGTTTAGGTATTTTTGTTTTTACCAGTAATGGCACTGTTAATTTTGAACTACATTCTTCAGAGCAAACAGAAGTTATATTGAGAATTCTAGCTTATGCAGGTATAGTTATAAGAGATACTCAAATAATTCAAGCCGCTTCAGCTCAAGTACAACAACAAAATATAAACGAAAAAAGATAATAAATGGGTTTAATAACGGAAAACAACGCGCACTATTACTCTGGGCAGCAAGCTTATGTTGAAGAAACTGGAGGTTCTAATATACCTATACAATGGGCCGGAGATGTTGTGCTAAAGTCTACAGAAGATGCTGTTCAAAACTCTAATTACGAAGTTTTTAAAAATAATGTACTTTTAACAGAATTTACCGATTATAACTTGATTAATAACGAATCAGTTGTTATTGGTAGTCTTTCTATTAATGATGAAATAATTATTCAACTAAAGCAATCTGCAAGACAAGAAAACTACGGTGGATATGCTTACGTTTCTTTAAACGATGTTGTAAATAACTTTATAGTTGCTTATGTAGGCGAAGACAAACTTATACCAAGAGTTAAAAGAAGTGATATTATATTTCATGCAAAAAGAGGATTACAAGAATTTTCTTATGATACTATAAACAGTATAAAATCACAAGAACTAACAGTGCCTTTAAACTTAAGTGTACCAATACCTCAAGACTATGTTAACTATGTTAGTATATCCAGTGTTGACGATAACGGTTTAGTTAGACCTATTTACCCTAATACTATAAGTAAAGCTCCTACTTCGCTGCCTTTACAAGACGATGAAGGTATTCAGCTGCAAGATAGTTTTGGTAATAATATAGACGCAGGCAGTTCACTTACTGAAGAAAGGTTTAGCGATCTTGATATGAATAAAGTAACCGGTCAAAACAATCAAGTAGGTCAAAGATATGGTTTAAGACCATCGAGCACTCATCGTAACGGACTTTTTATGATTAACAAAAGAGAAGGTAAGTTTTCTTTTTCAAGCGATTTAGCTGACAAAATAGTAATATTGGAATACTTATCTGATGGATTGGCTTATGATCTTGATACTAAAGTTCCTAAAATGGCAGAAGGAGCTATGTATGCACATATTAGTTATTCTATTTTAGCAAGTAGATCAAATCAACCTGAATATGTTGTTAACAGATTAAAAAGGGAAAAAACAGCACAACTGCGAAAAGCTAAATTAAGGCTATCAAACATAAAGCTTAGCGAGATTATTCAAGTAATGAGAAACCAATCTAAGTTAATTAAACACTAATTAAATGGCAGAAGTAAAGAATAGTTTTTTAGCGTCTAAAATGAACAAAGATTTAGACGATAGGCTTATACCTAGTAATGAATATAAAGATGCTTTAAACATTGCTGTATCTAACTCAGAAGACAGTGACGTAGGTGCGTTAGAGAATATTCTACAAAATACTAATGTATTTCCAATATCTGCTACCGACAACATAGGATATGACACTGGCAAGGTAATAGGCTATGCTGTTAATAGCTCTACTGATAGTGTTTATTTATTTTGGACAAACTACACTGACACTTCCGCAAATAAATTAGACAATCATCAATCAAATCAAACAGGTTTTAATTCTGCTATAATACAGTATAACGCTATTAATAGCACGTTTACAAAAATACTAGTTAGCGGAACTTTTCTAAACTTTTCAACTACGCATCCCGTTTATGGAGTTAACATAGTAGAAGATTTACTTTTCTGGACAGATAATAGAAATCAACCAAGAAAAATAAACATAAAAACAGCAGAAGCTAACCCAGCTGGAGCTGTAGGAACTCTTGGTATTAGTTTAATTGGTAACAACTACACTGCAGGTATTTACAATACAAATAACCAAACAGGAGGAGGTAGCGGATTAACTGTACAAATCTCAGTGACAGGAGGGTTCATAACTTCGGCGACCGTTGTTAGTAAAGGTACAGGTTATAGTGTAGGTGATACAGTAAATGTTTCAGGGCCTGGTCCTGGAGTTCAAGGTCAGTTAATTGTACAAAGTACAAATGATTATTATCAAAACGAAGATCACATATCTGTAGCTAAATATGCTCCCTACAAACCGATAGATTTATATAAAGACTACGGTAGTAGTACGTATAAAACAACTATGAAAGATGTTTCTAGCGTGAATCTACCCGATGGGGCTACTGCTAATCCAGATTACAATGCTGATTACGCTGGCGATAAAAACTTTTTGGAAGATAAGTTTGTTAGATTTAGTTACAGGTTTAAATATGAAGACGGAGAGTATTCTATCATGGCTCCTTTTACTCAAATAGCTTTTATACCAAAACAAGATGGAAGTTTTTTAGCTGGAGATGAAGACAGTACGTATAAAAGTACAGTCGTTAGCTTTATGGAAAATAAAGTAGACCAAATATCTTTAGTAATAAATTTGCCTGATAACGGAAACGATTTAGAAAATAATTACAAAGTAAAAGAGCTAGATATATTATACAAAGAATCCGACGGTATATCTATTAGTATTTTAGATACTGTACTTGTAAACGAAATAAAAAATAAAGCAGGAAGTTCTAGTGTTTACGAATATAGCTATCAGTCTAGAAAACCTATTAAAACATTACCGCAGTCGCAATCAACGAGAGTTTATGACAAAACCCCAGTAAGAGCTTTAGCTCAAGAGGTTTCAGGTAATAGAGTGATATATGGTAACTATATAAATAAGCACACAGCACCAGATCACTTAAGTTATAAAGTAACCGTTACTCAAAAGCTTAGCGACGGCGCTGCTGATGATAACTGGTCTTATGTTGAATACCCGGAGCATACCGTTAAAAGAAATAGGAACTATCAAGTTGGATTTGTTTTAAGCGATAGATACGGTAGACAGTCTGATGTAATACTTTCTAGGGTTACTGGCGATAATAGTCCAGGAGGTGGTTTTGGAGATTCTAGTTTTTATGTTCCATATAGAGCTAGTGCTACTGACCCAACAACAGTTTTAGCGGACGTTGGTAATTCTATAAAAATTCAGTTAAACGAAAAAATAGAAAGCATAAAAAGCTCTTTAACTAGCGATAGTTTAACTGCAACAGGCGAACCAGGGCTTTACGACGAAGTAACAAACCCTACAGGTTGGTACTCTTATAAGATTGTTGTAAAACAAAATCAACAAGAATATTATAACGTTTATTTACCTGGATTTTTAAACGGTTATCTTCATAACACCACCGACCAAAATGTTGTAGCTCACACAGCTTTAGTAGGGGATAATATAAATAAAGTACCAAGATCGCTAATAGAAGTTGGTCCTGACCAAAAACTATACAGAAGTGATGAAACTTTATTTCCTGTAGTAGAAAATGTACATATATCCGGAAACGTTAATAATAATGCTAAATTTTACCCAGGAAGCGAAAAGTACGAAGTTCCTACTATCGGAGGGTTTGATGATTTAAACTATTTAGGAGCTGGTGCAGGTAATCATAGCCAAATATATAGAGATGATGAAAGTCCGTTAATAGCTAGAATTTCAACACCTAACCCTTTAGGAGTTATAAATAATCATATGAGCCCGTTTTTATCTGTAGCAGAAACTTCGCCGTTTGTATCTAACCTGGACATTTATTATGAAACATCGACTTCTGGTTTAATTTCAGAATTAAATACAAAGGTTGACCAAAACTTAGGTACCCCTGTTTTCAATATTAATTTATTTGATTACAACCATAAAGAAAATCAAAACTTTGAGGGCTCAAGTTTAGTTACAGGTGATCCTGAATCCCCTTTTATTACAAGCAGCTTTTCACCTATAGATGGATTAAACAATGTTTTAACAAATACTGAATTTGTTGGACCACTTAGAGTGGTAGATGTACAAAATAACGACAGAACTAGCGATTTTCAATTAGTTTCATTAATAGAACTAGGTAACGACGTTTACAGATTAAAAATATTAAATTCTTTTTATTATGGTATAGATGCTTCTACTAGAGAAAGCTATACTTTTGAAATGGATTTTAGAAACAATGAAGACGATACAACAGCAGATGTAAACGGAGCTATAACCATACCTTCCACAGTATTTACAGTAGACAATGTAGGCGCCGCTCCTATTTTAGTAAGTCAAACTGTATATAATGGAAGCACCTTACTAGGAACTGTAGTTAATGTTGACGCTACTATTCCCGCTACACCTGTTGTTACTTTAGACACTGCTGTTACTTTAACCGATAATTTAGCACTAACCTTTAAAGCTATTGTCAGAACTATTACTAAAACCAATGTATCTTTAAGCAATATTGCTCCAAGTATTTCCTCTATCGTATATACGCAACCATCGTACTCAACTATGACCGGCCTTTACGCTACGATTAACGCTGTTAACGGAGCTTTTAAACCTAGCGATCAATCTCGTGATTTAACTTACAGTTGGGATAGTGAACAGCCTTTGTTGTTTCAGGGGTATGGAGATTTTAGTTTTGCATATTACGGAACAGCGCATGTAATAACTATAAACAACCCTAACGGAGGATTTATAGCTTTAACTTTGTTGCAAAACGGAGAAATTCGTATTTTTGCAGGATTTTTTGACTTTCTTTCTACATTTAGCCTTATAGCTAATGTTACAGATGCCGGCTCAGAATCTACTTCTGTAACAATAGATTTTAATGATGTAATACCTGGAGCTTTTACGAATGCTTTTAGTACAGCTTTTGATATATAAAAATAATAAAATAAACAACAACAAATATGGCAGCATTACCAAAAAGAGATCTTTTAGCGCAGCTTGAGGATAATAACTCAAAGCAGATTAGCGCTTCAGACGTATCAGACATTGTAACTACAATGTATCAACCTACATTAATATACCACGGAACACTAGAAGATGCTAGTAACAGGCGGGTTATAGAATACTACTTTAATCCTGATTATTTTCAAAAGAAAGGATACGACGGAAATACAGGAGGGCAAAGCTTAACGAACAGTAATCAAATATACCAATTTACAAACTTAGGCTCAGGAGTACCTAACGGGTGGAGCGCTGTATCGGATGTTGTAAATGTTACCCCTGCTACCTCTGGAGGAAAAGGCTTAAAAATTATGGTGTTTGGCGCAGGCGGCGTAGTTACTGATTACCAAGTTGTAACTCAAGGAGGCGGATATCGCTATGGTGATCAGCTTAGGATTCAGGTCCCTAACACTACAACAAATCCTATTATTACGTACAGAGGCGCTATTAGGTTTTTGTCTACAGATGTTTATACTATGACATTTAACGTGGACAACGGGGTTCACACAGGAGTAAACAGTATGGCTCAAATGGTACCTTACAACCTAAGTTCTAACACAGACATAGAAGATCTGTATTGTAGGGTAGGGGATTTAAACGAATCAGGCGCTCCGCAGTATACTAGCAATAACGTGTTAAAAGCGCGAGCTGGTTACGATTCCCTCCGATGGGCTATGAACATTACTTTATGGAGGATAAATGGAGCTTAATAAAACTAAATAACATTATAAACAAGTAATTATAGATATATGAGTGCTATTATAGAAGTAAAATATTTTAACTCTTTTCTACTACGTAAGACTGTAGACGACTCTGATCCTGAGGTTCCTGTATGGTATAAAACATCTGGGTTGCAAAACGATAATGCTAAAAACTGGATTATTGAAGAATCTAGAATTAGAGGTGGTTACAATAATACTTCTGTAGATTTTGGAGCTAAGGCTTATTTAGTAGCAAGCACCAACAAGGGGTCTATAAGGCCTAGTGGTTTGATATACTCAGGTATCTTTAACTCAAGAACAGGTGTTAATAATACTAATCAATTTCCAGTTGGTGAAGAAATTACTAGAAGCTTAGATCCTTCTAATGGTAGTATTCAAAGATTATATGCTGAAAATACTAACCTAACTATACTCCAAGAAAATAAGGTAAGCAAAGCTCTTATAGATAAAGATGCTATTTATACCGCGGAAGGAGGAGCTCTTACTGCATCAGGAGCTCAGGTTATTGGACAAGTGGTACCTTATGCTGGTGAATATGGAATATCTAAGGATCCAGGTAGTTTTGCTGTTTATGGATATAGAAAATACTTTACAGATAGAAATAGAAATGCGGTACTAAGGCTTTCTTCTGACGGGATAACTGAAATATCAGGATATGGTATGAAAGACTTTTTCAGAGATAAGTTTACAGAAATAGATTTAAACTCTAGTAATTTAGGTTCTGTTATAGGTGGTTTTGATGTACATACCAAAACTTATGTTGTTTCTTTACAAAACAATAACGGAGTAAATTACGATACATTAGCCTTTGACGAAGGGTCTAAAGGGTGGGTGAGTAGATATAGCTATAAGCCTGATAATATTTTTAGTTTAAAAAACAACTTTTATT